AGTACCTTTTTCTTTTAGCCAAGCTTCAGGTATTATTCTGTGTGCCCAAAGGAAACCGTTTTTATCACACCATTCAGAGTAGCGAGATTTAGCACCCTTATATAACTTAGCGTTAGAGTTGGAAAATACAAACCTTATATTAAGTTCTGGATGCTGTTGCTTAATTGCAACATGCTTTCGTCTATCATCAGAATCAAACAATCCTTTAGTCTCAACTATTATACCATTGTCTAACTCAAAGTCAGGAGTGTAGGTTCTGTATCTAAGATCCTCCCATTCAATTTTAATCTGTTCATACTTTACTGATCTTTGTCGAGTAGACAGATAAGAAGCAGTCTCTTTCTCTAGGCCGCTTCTATATTTACTGTATACATGACCTCTTTTAATCCTTTTACTTTTTGGCATTCTTTTTTTCTGCCTTTAGATCTGCCTCATATGTATCAGGTTCTGGTGCAGGTGTGGCTAATTTAGCTATATCGCCTGCCAAAGACTGCACTTTGTTTACGAGCATTTTTTGCAAATACTCATACCTATTAGCTTCCATTTGGGCTTGTTGCAATTCTAGCCAGGCTTTGCTCTGCTCTTCATTAAAGTTGTCTGTATAGTAAGTAGTCTCATCTATAGTTAGTTTAGGCATTTAGCTGTTCTCCTGCTATATGAGTGTAATACTGAATAGGTGGCTCTTTAGCTTTACTAGGTATGCTAGGTCTAGCCTGCAAGCCTTTGTGACATTTAAATTTAAAGCTGCAGAAATTACAGTCTCTAGGTAAGATAGAATTACCTGTTTCTTTTTTGTAGAACGTTTCTTTAACTGGTTCAAAGCAACGCTCAAAAGGTTCATCGTTGTCTATGTAGTCTACTGTATCTTGTATATTACCTAGAACCTCTTTCTTATTTACAGATGAAGCATCTACATACTTTATCTTGCCGTTTGCCTTGTTCACTACCCACCAGCCGCCAACAGGTACTCCAGCCGCTTCTGCATAGCCTACAAGCTGAGATACGTAACCAAAGCCATCGCCTTTAGCCAGTGTATCAAATGATGCAAACTTATTGTCGTATGACCAAGGCGAAGCTGACTTAACATCATCTAACTTTCCATCCATGATCATGTCGTACTCGCCGTTGATCTCTCTGCCATTATTCATTGTAAGAGTGACGTTCTCATTATCTTGGAACTCTACATCAGAAGCCCTAAGAATACCTTTGAATACAGCTTCAACTATATCTCCTAGCATCATGTTCATCATAAACTGAGGAGGAAAAGGCTCTTTGCCTTCGGAGTCATTCTTATCAAACCATAGCTGGCATTTAGGCCTGCCTATATTAGACATACGTAAGCGGAAGTCATCACGAGGCCCACTATCAAACTGTTTCATTAATGCAGCTTTAACATCTGAGGCAACTTTGTCTGCCACCTCAGATGAAAAAGAAGTCTTACCTGCAACAGCATCTTGAAAGAATTTGTATACTCTAACTTCTGCAGGATGCTCCATTACACAGACTCTACATCTACAATAGAGCCTACTAAATCGGCGTCTTCTTTTGAAAGACTTTTATCCGAACGCTCATTATAGCCATCCATGATTTTACCATTTGTATACTCCACAACTTCTAAGAAGCTGGACAAAGTAGTATTATCTGAATCAAGAAGCTCTAGCTTTGCTCCTAACTGAGTATCCAAGAAGCCATAGTCGTTACCATTAGGCAGAGTACCTGTTAGCGACTGCAATAATACCTCTGACATAATAGGTAGACTACCTTGTTTAGCCAAAGCCCTTAGACTTTTATCTAAATTCTTAATAGAAGTATTATTCTTTAAGTCATAGATAAATGGAACATCCACATACTTTTCTTTAAGAGGATCGCCCTTTGCATCTAAAGGTGCAACAATAGTCAGGCTACCCATGACTACCCTAGTTCTTTTTACAGAACGAACCACATCTTTAGTAGCTTCGGGAAGCCCTTCCCAATCTGCAATGTAACCTGCAGGTCTTCCAAGGTTAAAACCTCCTGTACTATCTTGGAGATCATTCTTTAGGTTTTGTGAAAGTACAGATTTCTCCATGCTATTATGCTCACTGTTCCACCTTGTCCACTGCTCACGCTGTAGAAACACTCGTACAGAAACTGTCTCTGCATATACAGATAGATCAGCCGATACCTTTAAACAGAAAGTGCCTACGGGAAGTACATCCATACGCATTGTCTTTCCACCCATTTCAACTTCAGACTTTAAAGCTGTTTGGATTTGTGTAAGCCTAGCAAGTGTAGGCCCATTGGAATTACTAGACTCACTAGTGTTAACACCCATTAGATGTTCGATAGATTGCCCACGATCTGTGGCAATACTTAACTCATTACTCATTTGTTTTTACCTTTCAATGAGAGTTTCAAGAACTTATAGTTATAGCCTATGTATCAGTTACGTCAAGCCAGTTTGGCCCTATTTTTGCCTCTAGTAGAAGGGGTACGTTCATAGTTACATTATAAGTCTTTTCTATCAAGTCGTTAAGACCTGTATTCATACTAGAAATAATTTCTAATACAGCTTTTTCTTCTTCTGGATGAACGTCTATCACTGTTGAGTCGTGAACTGTATTCACTAAGCAAGAGTTTAGTTTTGATAGACGCTCTTCCATCTCCATTAATACTACAGGAACGATACAACCTGTACTAAAGCCTTGTACAGGGTAATTCTTTATCATAGTAAAGTTTGTTACACCTCCATTCTTTCTTCTTACTACATTAGGAAATGCATACTGTCTACCAGAGGGCGTAGTTATTTTATTAAATCTTAACGCCTCATCTGCTAATTCTTGATGCCATGCTGCTATACCCTCATACTTCTCATTGAAGTGTGTATAGTATGCCGCTTCAGCTTTACTCTTTCCATACCCACTAGCGCCGAAAAGTGGTGCGAACGTATGGGCTTTGCCCTCCTGGCGAGAAGTTGCCTGCCCTGCATCACTGATAACTTTAGCTGTATAGCTGTGTACGTCAAACCCTGATGCAATCTCAGCCATAGCAACAGCATCCTGAGACAGGAATGCGGCAACCCTAAATTCAAGTTGAGCGAAGTCAGCTTCACATATTTTCCCGCCCTCCCATCGTGAGATAAACACCCTCTTCACTGGAAACGTACCACCCCGTGGCATGTTCTGCATATTAGGATTACGTCCAGAGAACCTGCCTGTCGATGTGATATGCTGAGTAAGGGATGCATGTAAGAAGCCATCCTTTTTAGTGAACACATCTATGCCTTCTACAAAGCTAGACAGGTAGCTACTGATTGCACTGTGGCGTTTAAGCTTAGTTAAGAACATTAAAGCCTTGTCCATCTTTTTAGTTTTAGCAGTAGACATAAGTACTTCTAAGTTATCCTTTCCTGTACTAAAACCATTGGCGCTAATCCACTTTGCACTAGGGGCCGCAAAGCCCAGCCCAGCTAATTGATTAGTATCTTTCAGACCATAGCCACGCGAGTTACAATCCTTACACTTATTAGGCTTTGAATAGTTTGTGCCATCCTTCCTTACTTTATAGGCATACCCCTTACCTTTACAGACAGGGCAGGTAAAAGCATTAGTTCTTCTAATGAGTTTACTATTAGCTTCTACCGCCGCCTTAAAGTCTTTTGTACCTTTAGTCAGTTCAAATATATCTGCCCATTCTCTTCTTTCGTTAATCCTTCTAGAGAATATAACTTCAGATAGTTGCAAAGGGCTGTTTAGGTTTATAGGTGTGTCACCCATGTAACTTCTTACATCCCTTTGCAAGCAATCTTCTAAGTCTGCCTTTTCTTCTTCAAACTCTTTGCGAACTAAATCTAAGGCTTCTCTATCCACCCTGATTCCAGAGATGTTGATTCGGGTAAGGGTTTTACAGACTCTGAAGGTAATGTCTCTTGTGGTAACAAGGCCTCTGGAATCTTGCTTACTATAGTCTCCTTCGATGGAATGGAACAACTCGCCAGTAGTAAGCAAGTCGCAACGGAGATAATGCTCAAGTTCATTAAGGGGTATTTCATTTGTATTGTATCCTTCTTTAAAGTAGCGTTTCAAGGTATCATCCTTTTGAACGCTCAGGTTTCTACGCTCTGCACAAGCACCTAGTGCCAGCAGATCTTTCTGACCACGCAATAAGACGTATTCAGCTAACATCGTGTCGTATATAGCCCCTTCATACTTGAAGCCACATTCCCACAGCCACATTAAGTCATGCTGTGCGTTATGCATTATAAGTAACGTTGTGTTGTCTAGCACTTCTTGTATGAATTTTGTGCCAGACCCAGAAGTATCTTTCTTCTCAACGTGATCTATATTTATTAAGTGTAGCTCATTTACGTTGTCTACATTCATCATACCCACTTGAACTAAAAAGTTAGTCTCTTCAAATGGATCTAGGTGTAACTTACCTCCTCTAGTTATTGTTGTGTTTTCTACGTCTAAAACTAATCTCATTTATCTCTCCTACGCTGTGTATAAAGACCTTCCACCGTCCAACTCACAATGTATAACTCCATGCCAGCCACCTTTAAGCTTATTCTTTGCTATATTCAAGTGCCTTTGCGTGTCTTGCTCTTCTGCACCTTCGACAAGAGGGTTCTTAGAGATCAAAACCATCAGGTCTGCCTCTGCGGCTTTACCTGTCTTGGAACCTTCCATCATGCTTTGGTCTACATAGACCTTACCTTCTGCTACAGCACTTAGCTGAGACATCCAGATAACACAGCAGTCATGCTGCTTTGCAATATTGCGCGCATAAATAGCCGCATCTTTTAGGTATATGTCAGACTTATCGCTATTCTTTGTAGCAAACTTATCCCCCATATCCAGGATTAGTATGTCGGGCTTCTCTTGCTTAACTACAGACTCCACCCACATCATGTCTTTGTTGGTACTGTCCTTCACTCGTATGTTCT